TTAGTAGAACCAGACACCATGCCCAAAGCATTTGGTGTATTAAGGTCTATAAAATCTATTGGCTTTCTACCTTTAGAACCAGAGTTAATTAATTTTAAATTAGGATAAAATTCAATGATTGGTCTTTTTGCTCTAGCAGTGCTAGAAGTGAGTGCGGCGCTTGCAATTGGACTAACAATGTTATTTTGAATTGTAGTATTGAGTACGTCCACATGAAACCAACAATTGCTACGAGTCCATGCATTCCTATCTACACTAGCACGATTAATGGTAATATAATCTGGATAATATGAGAGTTGTGCAGAACCTTCGTAAGGATCTTGATCAAATAAGTGACTTTCAAAAACTTCACTTATTATTTGACCAAAAGGTTCGGGTACAATTTGCTGACTAACCGGTACCAAACTTATACCAGTACCAACTCCCTCAACATAATAAGTATCATCTAGATATTCAACAGGAGTTACTTGACCTGTAAATTGAACTTTTAACCCATTTGAGAATGTTATACCATTGGGGCTTGTGTAGGATATCTTACCCAAGATGTCATTTTCTATATCAATCTTACTACTAACAGGGTTATCTACAATTTTAATCTTACCAAATTTAGCAGGATTTGTACCATCTTGATAATACAATGTATCCAATGCACTTGTTGCAATTGGTATCAAATTAATATTTGCTTGGCTATCTTTTACAAAAATACGAGAAATATATGTGTTACCACTTTGAATTTCAATTTTAGTATTGTCAGCTATTAATTCGTAGGGATCTAATTCAATCATTGGGTTTGTATCCGTACCTACATAACGAATCTTGTACAAATATTTGTTGATAGTAGCATTGGTAAAACTTGAAATAGCTGCAGGATCAGTACCATAGAATAACAAAGTTTTACCATTCAAATCAGTGACACCATCAATTGACTGAATCTCACTCAAATAACGATGATGTATTTGATCAAATGATTTATTAGTTGCTAAATCAGCAAATAGGTCACCGGGGGTGTATGTATAATTTTGATCTGCGGCTTGTGGCACAACAAATGTAATATATTGTGAGGTACTACCATTATTTTGCACACCATAAACATCACGAGTACTATAATTTGTTTTTATAGAATCATAACCACTGACACCGGGCTGTGTTTGAATATAGAACGGTGTTGTTTGATTTGTAATAAAAGTATATGTACCACCACGCACCAATTCAAGTGTAGGGTTACCTACACTTAGCGAGCCTCCATTGATTGCAAATTCATACGAATTTGCTGAACTTGTAACTGTATATGTTGCAGTTGTTAATAATTTCTGACTTGAAATAGTAACAGGTTCAGGTCCCTGTGGTACCCAATAATATTGACCAAAATTAATTAACTTATCCAAATCAACAAAACTATCCCAGGCATAGAACTCATTACTAAACAAGTTATTATGATTAGTATTGATTCCACTTTCTAATTCAAGTGCACTTACTAATCCGGGATATGTAATCATATCAACTGCAATTGATGTATCTTTCTTCTTAAATACAACGGCTGGTTCTAGTTGATAGTTTGCTCTTACTGCATTTGGTTCTTGCAAATATTTGTCCGTACTATTGATTCCATAACCAAATTTACTTCCAATGAAACCTTGAACCTTTTTAAAGTCCGGCTGTTGTACCAGTTGATCCAATGTTGCATTTAAAAATAACTCATTGGGCTGAGTTTGAAAAATCTCAGGTAAAAAATCAATTGTTCTAATTTGTGTTGCCATTATCTATGCCTAAAATTATGTCTGCAGCTCACTTGGTGTTAATGCTGAAATGATTGTGATGTCCGTTGCCTGTGCGCAACTTATGAAAATTTCATAAGGAGTGCTGCGTATTTCATACAAATCACCAAATACTAAATTGGGGTCATTAGGAACTAATACCACAGAGTTTATATAATCACCTAACACACTATGTAAATATGCACTTAATTCACTAAAGTAGAATGTGTCTCCAAAATTCCAATTATCAATACTAAAGTAGTTGTTTATTTCTGTTAGTACTAATGTTCTTATTTCACTATCACTGGCAGTGGTATTTGCATTCTTAATAACTTTAATTGTAGCTTGTAGTTTTGTATCAGCCTTACTACCAAACAATGGTTTAAATTGTACACTATTCATAATCACACTATCAGTAAGCATTTTAAAATTATTCAGATTACTATATGCAGTAATTAAATCGTTGATACTAGGTGGTGTTGGTTCAGTAATAGTACCTGTTGTATCTAATATCCAATTTTTGTATTGAGTATAATAACCTTGTGTAACCAAATATAGGTCAATAATATTAGTAGTTGCTGGATTGATGCGAGTTGTTTCACTAGAGATATGACGATACTGGAAATATAAACCCTGACGACCAGTCTTAGCCATATAGTTTGTCAATTGAGTAACATGAATTACATTTGCATTTACTGTATCAGTAACTGTGATATAGAATGCATCATCAAATGGCGCATAAAATATTGTGTTAACTGGGAATTCATAACGAACGATTGTTATATCTTGTAAAGTACCATATTGATATACAATATTTTCGCTAGGAATCATTACATATCTAGACAACATATTAGAGTCAGTAATTTGTTGAAAGAATGTAAAATACTGATAGTTAGAAAAACCAGTAACATAACCTGTGACAGCGGCAAAGATATCTGGATCACGTATATAATTTGTTGTAGCATCTATAGTAGAAACTTCTACTGCATAGTCATCAACATATCCATCTGATTCAGTTGCTTGACCAATTACATTTAATTTAATATCTCTTGCTAGTGCATTATTGCTAATAGGTTGGCTATTGGATTTTAAAATTGTAATATAGTCTTGCATTAACTTACCACTCAGTGGATCATAGATAACTTTATCTCTGTCATAAGTAAATCTAATTTCATTGGCACTACCAAAATAATAAGCAAGACTGCGATATGTTACCAAATAACTACCTGAACTTTGACTTTCAAATTTTACAAAATAATTCGTATCAGTAAATGTACTAATACTCCAGCGATCTTGATTAGCTAATAAAGAATTGTCAAAAACTAATGTGAAATTATTTTTTAAATTAATTTGAGTAATACATTCTTGTATAACAGTACTACCTAAACTGTTTGTAAAAGATGGAATGATTGTTGTCAGTCTACATTGATCTGGAACCAATGCACTTAATACAACAGGACCAACACCAGTACTTAAATTCCCAACACCATTGTTTGATCCATCACCTGTAACACTACTCACACTAACCCAAATATATGTAGTGTCACTTGGACCGGGAAGTCCTTCAATCAATAAATTATTTTGATCAAAGTAAAAACCAGCAGGTGCAACAAAGCGTAATAATGCACCTTCAGTTATAAATCTTACATTACCGGTTGCATAGATACCAATACCAGCTGGGCCATTTGAGTTATAAAAATATCCTGTAGTTTCATCATCTGCTCTACTTGTTTGTCCCCAATAATAGATGCTATCTAATGTGGTGATTGCCATGTTTACCCATGGAAATGTTTGTACATAAAACTGTTGTGCACGTGCACTATTAAGAGTTTTGGCTAATGTAGTCGCTAAGAAACTTGCAATCTCACTAGAGCCAGTAGGAGTAAATGTAATAAAATTATCACTTGGATCCATATATAACCCACCATCATCTGCAAAATCATTTGTACTAGAGTACTTTGCACTTGGATCTAATAGATCATAATTACGACTTATACCTACGCTACTACGATTAATTGCTTTGCTTTTAATGATAGAACTGTATAGTGTATATGGAAAATTATTGTAGTCTTCACCATTTACCATACGATTTTGTGTATAGTATTGTTGAGGTGCACGGCTTTTTATATTTGCCAAAGTCTCACGTGCTTGTGCGGTCGTAACAGGTAATGTTAATTCTAGTGTTAATGATAATGTTTCAGTACGATTGTTTTTACTAATGTAATTGATATTGATAGCAATACCACTAAACTCACCTGGATTAATTGTATATGTCAATGCATTACCAGAACGAACATATGCAACAAAATTACCAACTGGAATCTCACTAAAAATACCATCACCAAAATGATAGCTGACTTGATCATTGAATCTGCTAGATACACTAAACACTTTGCGTTGATTTCCAGCAATTTGTGTATTTTGATTTGAGTAAATGTTATCTACTTGTTTCCATTCTGTTAATGCACCAGTGGTAGGATTTATTTCAAATAACCATGTATCAGTATTGTTAATACCTTCAATATTAATATCTACAACTTGATTTGTTGTTTGTTCTGTGATATTGAAATAATATGATTGCAATGTTCCTTGTTTAAAGTAAGCAAAGAATCCTGTATTTGGACTACCATATCCCAATTTATCGTTACGATATAAAATATTGAATGGATTACCTACGTATGGACTTTTCTCATACAATGCATTAGAGTTAACACTTGTAGCACTTATACACTCAAATGCCATACTTACATTATCTACTGTTCCACCAAATGAGCTAGTTGGGATAGAACTAGTTGGAATTTTAATTGCATATTCATCTGTTTGTACATCTAATAATACTTGACTATTGCCCGGACGGCCTACACGCTGACTATCAACCAATGCGGCATTTATAACAGTATTGAATTGTTCTTGCCAATTTGGATTAGCGGGGTCATTCCACAATATATTGATATTGCTTAAATTGAGTCCATTGATATCACTAACGGGTTCTGTTGTTTGTACGCTAACAAATTTTAAAAATCCTTGTCCTGCGATGTTTCTTTTTGGATTATAACCAATTAAATTAGCCAACTTGATAATACTGTCTCTACGTTCAGCAGTATCAATAAAATTTTCACGTGAATTTAAATCATCACGAAATGCTAGACCTTGACCCATAAAGGCGATAACATCTAGTAAGGCGATGTATTCGCTACTCTCTACATAGTCATTAAATGTTTCAGGGTAATATGCACGTAGATAATCTACAAAATTTTTACGCAATGATTCATAATCATAGCTTTGAAAATCGGCACTATTATAGGTTTTATAGATTGATTTCCAATCATTTACCCCAAAAATATTTGATTGTCTTGAACTTGTGGCCATAGTTATTCTCTTTTATATATTTATCGTATAAAAAACCAGGTATTTATACTGCTGATGCAGTTCCTGATGCTTGATCAAAGAACAATGCCAATGTTGTAGGATTATTGAAGGGGCTTACTGCTAGTTCTATTGTTACCAATAATCCAGTATCCTGATCAACTATGGTCATTGAATTGAGTATAAGTCTTGGATCAGAACTGGCAACTCGTTGAATTTCAGCTTCTAATTCGTATCTTGTATCAACTGTGTTTGGTTCAAATATAAAACTCCAAAGTGTTGTACCATAACTGGGTTTACCTGGTTTGGTACCTTGTTGAATATTCATTGCGTTGATGAAATCTTGTATTACCAGTGCTTCATCTGTCATTTTATATTTGGTACCAGTGTTTGTTGGTTGTGGGGTAGTTCCTACAACATTAGTAAACCCCGGGGCAAACCCATTTGTAATTACAGTACCTGCGTTTTGTGTATTAAATCCAATGAATGTTGACATGATTATTCCTATTATACTATAAGTGTTGTACTAGATAACTGATTTGTTAAATCATTTATCTTTTGTGCTGATGCTACATATGGAGCCATTGCAGCATTTGCTTCTGAACTACCAACTCCATATTGATTTTGTGCATTTTCAAACGCAGTTTTTAGTGTATCATAATTAGCTTGTTCTGCATCTAATTGTGATGACAAATCATTTACAGACGCTATAGCGGCTGTGTCAGGTGGAGTATCACCTGGATTTGTTCCGCTAAAGTCAGGTGCGGGGATTCTATCATCAGCAACCAATCCTTTTAATGCAGCAGTAGGTAGCTGTGAAGATGTTGCACTTGCCGCCGTTGCAAGTGCAGTTTCAACTGCGCCTCCGCCCAATCCTGTTACACTAGCTGAGAGTTTTTCTGCATCAGCACCACTAAGCCCTGACTTAGCAAATGACTCTAAACTAGAAGAACTTAGTTTAGATTTTACTGCATCAACTGCACCACTCAATTGCCCAAGTCCACCTGATATAGCTGATTTTAATGTATTAGTAGTTGATACAAGGTTGCCTACTCCAGGTATACTACTTGGATTAAAAGATGTTGCTTTAGAAACAATATTGGTTATTGAACTAGCACCGCCAGCAAATACACTCAATCCTGGAATACTACTTGCGGCTGAAGTCA